TGCAATTACTGGATGAAGTGCTTGGTTAGGTTCAGGGAAACCCTGATCAGACGCAACCTCAATATCGATTGTATGAACACGAATCTTATTGCGTTCAAACTTAATTTCATTGGGAAATTCTTGTGCGATGAATTGCGCAATATAGTTTGTATTACCATAGACATTAAAGTTCTCAACGTCTGAGTATTTTTCTACAAACTCTTTTGCTTCGCGCATAGAGTCGAACTCGATCGCATCTACATTGACACCATCGAGAGAAGTAAATTTAGAGTTGCCCTTACCCTTCACATACAGTGTAGGCTTAAAAGCAATCTTTTTCTTGATGCGTCGTCCATCTTCATATCCACGATACAAAAGATTGTTACCATAACGACTGATGTTTGTATAAAAGCGCATAATAGAAATAAAAACGGGATATATTAATTATATCCCGTTTATGATTAAATGTACAATCTTAACTTAAGATCTGTGATGTTGGCATATCATTTGCCGAAGCAATCATGATTCCAGATCCAAATATTCGATTATATTCATTAATCAATTTGACATCAATGTCCATTTCACCGATAACATAATTTTTAAAGATAAGGACTTTGTTGTCTTTTGCATAAGGAGCAAATGGTGCAAAAGCTGCGCCTACTCGTCCATCCTGTGTTTGTTGAACTACGATCAATGCTGGGTTATTGAAGATATAACCATTGTGATCGACTTCAACATCGGCGATAATGTCTTCGCCAGTAATCAATTTGCAAACTTTTACACTCATAATATCTCCTGTTAGATTGGCATTCCTCGATACATCAAACGTTTCATACGTTCTTCAAGATCTCGGATGTCTACAGATTGTGATAGATACTCTTCTATCTCATCTTGAATTTGTGGTTGAAATGCACTTAGCACCCACTGCCAGAAGTCTTTCATTTTACTTTCCCCTGCTTGTAGTTACGAAAAGAGTCAATGAAACGTTTAAAACTTTGAAGCAATTTCATCTTTTTCCTCCTCAGTCAAAAAAGACTTTTGACCTTTTGTTTTTACTGCGACTTTCTTTGGCTTCTTTTCTTCTGGTACAAGACGCTCTAAAGCAATCTTAAGCATACCATTGAAGAGTTCAGCATCCTTAACTTCGACATGATCGTCGATAGCAAAAGAACGTGTGAAAGCACGAGTAGCAATACCCTTAAAGACATAATCGTTTGCGTCGTTATCTGCTGAAACGTTGCCACGAATAATCAGCTTACCACCGTCGATTTCAATGTCAATTTCGCTTTGGCCAAAGCCAGCGACTGCCATCTCAACTACATAGGTGTTATCACCTGTCTTACGAATATTGTATGGAGGATAATTGGGAATGTTTTTGGTGATATCGTCATGCATTTTTTGAAGACGATTGAATTGCTCGTCGAATCCAACAAAGAATTTGTCGAGATCCTTGAGTTGACCAAAGATACCTGGAAGTTGTGTCATAGTTTTCTCCTATTAAGCGAGTTAAAAATGCATCCCCGAAGGCGATGCTTAATCCTTGGTTTGTTTAGCCAGAGCCAAGGCTGCTGGTTGACGCCTTTTACCGTGAACGTCAAACGGTTCCCAAGGTAGTGGGACAGAATTCTTGAAGGTGTTTAGCAAGGTTACCTCCAACCTTGTTCCCATCCCGAAGGGGAATTAGTTTGGCAGTACGCGTTCGACTGGAGTTTCTTCCATCGACTTTTGTGCTGCTTCTTGCGCTGCACGTTGTGCTGCTTCAAGAGCTGGAAGCTGAGGCTGAGCCTGTTCACGAAGTTTTCCGATAAGACCGGCTACTTGTTCAAAAGGTGCCTTACCAAGAGCGGCAAGAATCATGTTAGCCTCATCGAGAGTCAGTTCAAATTTAAGCATATTTTCTCCAATTACTTAGTTGATTTTTTGCCAATATTATATTTGGCGGTTAGAGTCCAGTCGGCTTTTTCCTTAAAGGATACAACCTTAATCTGCGACAACGAAACACGCTTCTCCGCTTTCGCCGGAAAAACGATCTTCAGCAATCCCCAATCTGATAACAGACCGGTGATTGTATTTCTACGTTCAATATCTCCAGCAGTTATATTTGCCTCTTTTCCGTCGAGCGCAAACAACTCCTTGAAGTGAACGATAAAGTATCTACCTTGCTTATGTAAAATATGGCAAGACTGATACAGTGTTTTATCTTTACGGGAAGCCACTCCGATGCGAGTGAGAGTTTCACGAACCTTAAGAAAATTATCTGGTTCTGGTAACGTCACTTCAAGCATTGATTCTGGTGACCAATCGTAATATATTAATTCTACAGTCATTTCACAATTCCTTTTTATAGTTGTCATAATTTAGCATTAGACTGTAATTATTTATACGATTAACGACCTCCGCTTGAGTATTTCTCCCTTAAATTTTTAAGTTGAGTTTCACCAAGAAGATCGATAATCTGTAGTGCTTTCTGATGTGAGTAATCATACTCTTTCATCACCAACTTTACATCTTCTTCCAGTTGATCACGCTTGTGCCACTTAGAGAATCTCTTACGCTTAGAGATACCAATTCTATAAAAATCAAATTGCCACTGCTTAGGTATATCTGCAGCGGAATTCATTTCATTAGCAAAGAGGACAGTGTCTGGAAAGTAAGACAACCCACGGTTGATCATGAATGGTACGTAATCTTTTTCAGTAAGAGGATCTTCTCTTAAGAGATCCTTCTTAGTGTCATTGATTGCGTTTAAGAAGTCAAAGAAACTCATCGTGATTCTAGCTTTTCGAGATCTTCAGGCGAAGCGTTAAATAACTTTCCTGGAAACTTTTCACATAGGATATCTTCCAATATGGTTTTAGTCTTGGCATGAGCAAGATAGCTTCCATCTTCTTTTGCATAGACAAAGAATTGTCCATCGTGATCTTCAACACGAATGTTTACAACTTTACTTCTGAATTCCTCAATAGTATTTTCTGCAATTTCGTCTACTGCTTTTGATATAGCTTTCATTGCCTGATACTCACGAGCTTTCCAGCCCATGACTACACAAACAAGTCCGAAAATAAATACGATGATTAACGTTTCCATGTTATTTAAACTTTAGTTGAGCCATGACTTCTGTAAGAGCTGCCATTGTGTTGATCTCACGATCTGCAACAAACGCAGCCTTATATTGATACTCGGCTAGAATTAAAACCAATTGAGGAATAGAACCTTGTTCAAGATAGTCAATAGCTTTATCATAAAGCTTGCGGAATAGTTCAGTAGATTCAATATCAGAATTCTTTCCTACCCACTTACGAACTTCTGTGAAGTTCTTAGCTTTAAGATTCTTAACTAGTTCTACGTAAGACTCATCACCAAGATTAACAAGAATACCAGAATCAATTGCACCACTAACAGCATATCGTTGCAATTCATTGAGAATACGGCGATAATCAGGAAAATATTTAGTAATAAGTTCGGCGATAACTTTACCATCGGCTTCAACCTTTTCTTGAGAAAGAATATCTAGAACACGACGATAAAATCCTGCAGCAATCTTTGGCTTTTCAGAATTATCAATCTTGAATTCAACTACCGCACAACGTGAGTGAAGAGGTTCAATGATTCGGTTCTTAAAGTTACATGTGAAGATGAATCGACAGTTGTTACTAAATTCTTCAATGAAACCGCGCAATGCAGGCTGAGTACTATTAGCATTAAGATAATCAGCCTCGTCAAGAATAACAACTTTCTTTGCATCGGTCAGTGAAACCGAAGATGCAAAGTTCTTAATCTTACTACGAAGAACATCGATACCAGATTCTTCCGAACCGTTAATGAAGAGATACTCCGCACCGATCTCATTGCATAGTGCTTTTGCAACTGTAGTCTTACCCACACCTGCACCACCACAGAACAAGAAGTTAGGCAGTTCACCAGAGTTGATGAACTCCTTGAAAGTTTTCTTCATTGAATCAGGAAGAATACATTCATCGATAGTCGATGGACGATACTTCTCGACCCAGAGATATTGATTACTCATCGTAGCCTTTTCCAAAACCAATGTAAATACTAATGCAAACCAATGTGATGTCGATAGAGAGTTGATGAGGGAATCTACTGATAAAGAATCCTAGACCAACTGATCCTCGTGTAAAGCTAATTTGAAATTTGCTACCGGATCCCATCTTAGAACTCCGAGTCAGCTTCAACGGCAACGTAGTATGTAAGATCAGAAGCGGTATGTTTAAAGCGAGAGATCTTCTTCTTAGAGATTGCTACTTCATAATCGTTAGGAATCATTTTAAGATTCTCAACTTTAAGATGAGCTTTGAATGTTTCAGAGGTAGTACCAAGTGCAATGTGTATATGCATTGGATGTATCATTCTTCTTATCAGAAACGATAACGCTTAGTGTTTCACCATCACCGGTGATAAGTAACATCACTTGCCTTTAGGATACCAGCAGTGCGCTGAATCATTGCAAGTTGTGATGCATCAAGCGTAAAGGTAACATCTGCACTTGGAAACTTGATGGTTGCCGGTGCAGCTTTAACAACACCTTCGCCTGCTGCAAAGTATTTGATACGAGAATTCGTATTAGTAGAATCTGAAATTAACACATGCTTTTCTTTGAAGTCAAGATCAGTGTTGTCAAACAGAGAAGTAACACCTAGGAATTCATGTAAGATCATAGATTCCAAAGTCACTTGGGAAGGTTTCAGTAATAGTCACTTCAGCCATGACATTCTTACCTTCAGAGATTGTAGCCAACTTATTGCCGGCTTTTAACATCAGACTTCCATTAATTGCTGAGAAGTTTTTGATGACGTTAAGTGTTTCTTTTGAGAGTTGCATTATCAACCTTTCATTGAGTTGCGGAATTGCTCAACCAATTTCGCGTGTTGTTCTTTAGAACAGTAGAGGTACCATTCCTTTACACATTCTTTTGTTCCAATGATTCCATTAGAATCGCTATAAGGCTCATTGATTATGTAACCAACGATAGTAGCTGGTTGATAATCTTTCCAGTTACGTTCAACTGAAAACACTTTCACTGCGCTAAAATCAAACACGAAATCTTCGCTTTTAGTTTCACGACAGATAGTGTTGATCTGATCTTCAAGTTGTTTGACACGATCTTCAAGATCTTCGCACTTACGTTTATAGTCTACTTCTGAGACCTGTGTATTTTCTTTTTGTTTCTTTTCCCAAGACCACATATTATTCCTTTGAATATTTCACATCATGTTCATAAAGAAAAGCAAGACAACACATTGCGTGAGCAAGGTGATGGATCCCTGATTCTGGATCAATCTGTTCTCCCATTTTCCATGCCCAGACATGGCGTTCAAGTGCATCGAAATATCGAGTCTTTGAATCTGGAACTTTCTTCCAGTTATCGGGCTCATACTTCTCTGCGCCAAATGTTAGAACCTTGACCATTTCAGCTTGCGCTAGAGGAGGAATTAGACCATAGCGAAGTTTTCCGCCATCAAACTTACGACCTCCCGTCGTTGCAGTTTGAGATTGTTTAATTTGTTCTTTAGTTGCCATATCAAATAAAAAGAGGACCTGAGTATATTATACCCAGATCCTCTGATTAAGTACACTTCAATTAAGCAAAGAGACCTAGTGCGTGAGCAACTTGAACCATCTGCTTGGTTGGCTTTCCGATTGCATACTTGATTGTGCGCTCGCCAGTAGACAAGGTTGCTTGGTTTGCGTAAACACAAACACCTTTGCTACGCAAAGCATGAACTGCTGCAGTAGGATTCTGCAAACCGAACATACCACTGATTTGACGTGGGGTGGCAGTAGCGCCGGATTTCAAGTAAGATTCAAGACGAGAAAGTTTAGTCATAATAACTCCATAGTGTTAACATAAAAAAGAGCACAGCCAATTTCTTGGCCGTGCACATTAGGCACAGCTTGTATTAAGCTGTTTCCATAATACCATATTCTTTAAGATCTGTAAAAAATTCTTTATCTTCTTCTTCAACTTTTGCAGCAGGCTGTTCAGTCTTGGTTTTAGATTTAGAAGTTTTAACCTGAGACAAGCTTGGTGCGGGGAACTTATAGACACCGCGTCCAGTCTTCTCACCTTTGACAAGCCACATAGGGTAACCAATCTTCTCGCCACCGTTTGCACGGGCATCAAACAAAGTCTTAAACAGATCTTCAATTTCAGGACGAGTGATAGTTTCCTGAGTTGCAAGTTCAGGTCGGATAGAAACAAATGCATCAATACAACGCTTTTGAGTTTTGGTCAGATCAGAATAGTTCATAATAAAGTCCTTTCGGTTTTCAAAAATATATTATACCACAAGCCGGAATTAATGTACACCGTTTTAGAATGGAATTTCTACATCCTGAGATTGAACTTCAGGAACGGGTTCAGGTTCCGGTTTAGACACCTTCTCGAATAGATTAGAAAATGCATTTCGAGTGATGTCGTCAAAACGATTAATACACAGGTCTACTGCTTTCTTCTTGTCCTTGAAGATAGAGAAAGCTCGTACAATGTGTACCAATCGGCGAGTGGTAATAGTTTCATCCACACCGCCATCTGCAAAAGTCCTACGAATTGCATCAGCCCACTTAGTAAGTGTATCTGCAAATTCTTCGTCTTCGCAAGACAAGGACCTCATCAGATTCATAACAATCTTACGTTCAACTGAAGCACTTGGGTAGTCTTGGTTGAAAGTGATTGCGAAACGTTCTAGGAAAGCTTCGTTTAGAACGTTAGTACCAATATAACGACCATCATCGCTACCTTTACCTTTTGTGTTCGCAGTGGCAAACACTGTGAATCCAGGAGCAGGATAGATGAGTTCGTTTTTCAACTTGAAGTAGTATGGCTTTCCTTCAAGAATAGGTTGCAAACAAAGCAGAGTGTTTGCTGAACCTGCATCAATTTCATCAAGCAGAAGGGGTATACCACTACGCATTGCGATAATGACTGGACCTTCTACAACTTCTACGTTTCCATCGACAAGAGTCTTAGAACCAATCAACTGATCTTCATCAGTCATCATGTTCAAGTTAACACGAATCAAAGGACGTTTATTCTTAGCACATGCTTGTTCGACAGTCGTGGACTTACCATTCCCAGTGGGGCCACTAATATAAGCTGGATAAAATTGACGAGACTTGATGATGACATCAATGTCTTTGTGATTACCGAATGGTACGTAGTTCGGATCTACTTTGGGGACAAGGCTTTCAGTATCTTGCATGTTGACGATTACTTCCTGAGGTTCTTCCTTTTGAACTGCATTGCTGCCAGGAAGAACATAGAGACCACGTCCTGCCTTGTGTTGCATTAGCCATTGCGGCCATTTAGAGGTACCAAGCT